CCGTTTACCACAGAATAGCTTGACCGGGTAAATGTTCCAGTTGTTGTAGTAATATTTGATGTGATCGTAGCTTCGTTGGTTTGATTTACGACGTCGCTTCTCGCAGGAGAAGTAACAACGATACAATCTTTACGAGCGTTCGCAGTAGAGATCAGATCATTAGTAACTGTAGTTTGGTTACCAGCAGATCCCATGCCCGGAGCAATCAAGAAATCAACTTCAATTTGATCTTTATCTTCGAAGAGGTCGAAACCACTTAGATAATTTGAAGTTGTTAGAGTTCCTGCATCGAGGCCAGAATCAAATTCAAAGTTAGTAGTAGCCGAAGTTTCTACAGCAGTTCCTAAGAACGACTTAGGTGTTCCAGATGTAGTAGCTGTACCAGCACTACCAAAGTTTGTAAAGTTGGAATCAAAGTCTACAAAGTGTACGTACGATGAACGACTGTTGATTACATCTTTGATGTAGAGTGCAGTCCCGTCTTCAACGCTTTTTGCGTCAGATGCAACTGAAAGGAAAGGATATGTTTCAAGAACTGTCCCTTTAGTTCCACTGAATGAACCATTTACGTCAACAACTGCAACGTGTAGTTCATCATCAGAAGCGTCCCTAGCAACTGCCCAGTCTGATGTTGATGGAGCAGCATCAAAAGAGCCTTTGTAAGTCCAACCATTAAACGCTGAATCATTCAGAGATGGTGGACATACTGAAACTCTCAATGAGTTGCCAAGCACTCCAGGAAACCGAGCTACAAAAGTGTGGCCATCGGAATCAAGTGCAGTAATCTGAGCGTTAAAATTATCTAAATTTTTAACAACGGGATTAGTTACTGCAGTATGGACAAATGCGGATGTTTGACCGGTTGTCGCTGCAGCATTCTTTGCAGTAGCATCTACAACTCTGACAAGTTGAAGAGCGTTTGAATAACGCAGGAAATACGCTGCGTCATGGAAATTGATGTTGTGGGAGGTATCTGGCGATCCAAAAGTACCAACGAGTTCTTCTTCGTTAGCTACCAAGGTCGCTTTGTCTACCGGACCCCACTTAAACTTACCTACATATGCGCCAGTAGAAGTCTGAACATTTGGCACGCCGCCAGTCAGATCTACTTCTTTGACAACAACTGCAGGGGATTGTGATGGTGCGAAAAGTGCCATGAGTTCCCTCTTGAGGTTCTATTTATAAGTTTCATAATACGGTTCTGTTCACTATATGATATATTTATATAAAATTAAATTTCATCAAATTCAACTACCCAATCAGGTTTTTCGATCGATTCTATATAATCTGAACCATCATCAACAAATCCAAATGGTACAATATCGTCTTCAATTTGTTTCATTCTATCTTCAAACAACATTTGTTTTAAGTCAATATCTGTCATGTCTGAGAAAAATTGAGTCTGAGCAAAATATCCAAACATAACTAGCGTCATAACTAAGTCATCATGATTCCCATCCGATGCTTCGTATGATTGGCCTCTTGCTACAAAAGTAGATATTTCTAGTATAGTTTCTTCATCTACTACATTTAATTTATTATTTTCTAAGATGTCTTTTAAACCCGAACATCCAAGCCTTTTGACTTTTCGAGTCATTGTAACACCAATGGCATTTGACTTAATTGCAGACTCTACATGGACATTTTCATATTCTAATTCATGGTATAGACCATTAGCAACTAACGATCCTTGGTCGTTAGATTCTACAATTACATAACCATTGTTGTAGATTTTTGCGTACTTATATATAATATTAGGGAAGAGCAAAGGCGAGATAGTATTGTTGCGGTACACAGCAACCTGTTCAAACGGCGCCACGCTAATATCGATTACGTTAAATGTAGAATAGTCCTGACCTCTTCCCTTTCCAACATCAACAGTTATAATATATTCATGCTTCTTGACAGGTTGTTTATAGACAAGAAAATCTCCGCCTTCAAAATACTCTTTTGGATTTGATGCTCTTAATTTCATAAGAGCTTCTGCACCGATTAAGGTATCACCAGTGCCGAAGAATGTATTACCGAATTCTTGATCAAACTGCAATTGACTAGTGTTAGCAATTGTTTGTGCTTTCCATTCTTTATCTCGTCCCGGAACATCCCACCAGTCGACTCTGAAAGAATTAAATTCATTGACTTTTTGCTCTGCACCTTCCCATATTTTATAGAACATATTGCCGATACCATTAGCCGTTGACGTTATAATGACTTTAGTATCTTTACCAGCAGATACCACCGGATATGTTGACGTATAAAACTCAGATGCTCTTTCTACGAAAGCAAACTCATCAAGGTAAAGCAAATTGATGGATAGACCACGAATAGAAGACCCAGAGGTCGCAGCAGTAATGATTCGAGAATTATTAGCAAACTCAAGAGAGCCTTTGTTGACAGCTTTTGATCCGGGTTGAAGAAAGAACGGTAAGTTCTCCAGCATAAGCGTGATCCTGCCGAGCATTTCCCTGGCAGTGGCTCCTTTGTTTGCGAGGATTGCAACAGTTTTTTCCGGATGAAACAGCGCATACCAGAGCAGGTAGGCACACGCGGATATTGATTTTCCCGATTGTCTGCAAGCCAGTACAATGTTAAACCGATGCTCATTAAAATGCTCAAACATGTCTTGTTGATAAGGATATAGCTTAAATGATACTAAACCTTGATCAAGTGAAATTACTTTTATATACGTCTCAGCGAAATATACAGGATCATCCATACATCTCTTATATTCTCTAAGCTTTTCAGGAGTCCATTGTTCTTGAACACCGTCTCGCTTAAGATTAGGATTCCCTAAGTACGTCTTTAGTGGGTTCAACATCAATTATATCACCTTGAAGCATTCGTTGAACATCGGCAGTAGATCCTAAATAGAAATTGTTTTGCTGATTTTCAACTTGCTTTACTTCATCCTTTTGGTCAAGATCTTTTTGTTTCTTATTAACGTCCATTAGCTTGTCGTTAACGTCTGAAACATTTTTAATTAGAGTGGCTAATACTTCGTAAGCTCGAGGATGTTCTGATTCTCTAGCTACTTCAATCATACTTTCAAGAGCGTCTTTACCCTTTTCAATTAATTCATAGTATGTTTCACGAGAATAATCGTAATCATTCTTAGCATTATCTTTATCATGGGGCATCGCTGTCCGCTCCATAGAACGTAGTTGTAAATCCAAAGTCTGAATCGTAAAGTATATTTATACCATCTGAGTCAGGAGTAACTCTCAATGTTTCTAGTCTCATGTCTGAATCAGCAAGACCATTTTGAATTCCAAAGATCTTAGCTCTTGAATCGCGAATAACAGCCGAAGTACCAATACTTCTATAATAGGTAACTCTCATTTCGAAATCAAGAGTATAGAGGATTGTTCTACGAGCTCCGAGCTCTGATTCAAAATCATCTTGAAAACTTACGCCTGTGATTGTAATAGGAACATCTTCTTTAATGTCAGTAAACTCAGGAAAGGGTCTCATTGTTACAGTATACTGAGGATTAAAAGTTGGTAAGATTTGCTCAACCATTTGAAGAGCATCATCTTGAGTTTTTGCGTATATGTTTAATTGAAATGATAAGAAATACGGAACACCAGTAAAAATCTTATTTCTATTACTAACGTCAGTACCAAACTTCGAGATGTTATTAATCTTAGAAATTTGTCTTTGATTATCATACGTGATAGCTGTAATTTCAAAAGACATTCGTGGTAATTTAATTGCAACCTTTGTATTTGTATCAAGGTCAGGATTTTCACGAATTCTATCTAGATATTTTGATTTTGGCGCATAAGCAAGAGGAACTTTTACTTGAGACGTTCCATTTCCACTGCCGTCTTTACGAAGCACATAGATGTTATTAAACAGTTTGCCAAAGATAGCAACTGCCTTTCTAGTCTTTTCGTGATAAAAGTGCCCACCAAACATTAGCTTTTATATATCTTTTGCAAATGATCTTCAAAAGCTTCAACTTTCGTTAATCTATCAGGCCAGAGGATATACTCCTTTTCTGGGTTTTTCTTTAAGTTGTTCAATAAAGGTACAACCGCGTTATATAATTTATCCAGTTTTTCTTGTGTTGTTTTAGCTTCAACTTGAGTATCACCAACAACTTTTTGTGCGTCTTGTACAGATTGCAGTTCATCTTCGTCAACTGCCGTGAAACCAAAATCAAAAAAATCATCTGCCATTAGTCATTCCCCGATATATCACCAAACGGATTTGCTTCACTAAAGTCGAGGAAATCATCTCCGGCTGCGCCAAAATCAGCATTTTGTTCGTTTTCTGATATAGTATTGACTTCGCCTATTGCAGTGACTGTAAGATCAGAATCACCAATCGCAAGGTTAGTTCTACCACTAATCGTAAGTTTAGATCCTGCAGAATCAGATACGTAGAAGTTGTGGTATAATCCATCGTCTGAACCGACGTGGCCAACGTATAGAATTCCATCGCTATCAGAATATCGAATTACTTCGCCGCTAATAGTCACTCCACTTGAAAGAGTCTGTGATACTGTTTGACCCGGTAAAGTATACGCACTTGCCGAGTCGAGTGTAAGAGTATATTGATAAGCACCTTGCCGCTCAATATCATCAATAACATCAACACTTGTATCAAAGTCTTCATCGTTATATTCAAAGAGTTGTGCTCTGCATTTATAAACTGGAAGATTCGCTAATTGATAGAACGGTGTTTCATGCTCGACATGTGTGATTTGAAACATAGAATTAGAAAGTGGAAGATAAATGAGATCACCTTCTCTTGGTCTTTCACTATTGATCTCGTTATCAAACATACTAATAGTGCTACGCCATCTACGCCTAGACACAACAAAAGTAGCTTCATCGCGGATTTCAACTCCGAAGCGAGTAAATAAATCTCCTTCTCCGTCGAATCCTTCAAGGTTATCGATATACATTTCTATTTTATAGCTTGAATTATAGCGCGCAGGAATCTCATCTCCAAAGACTCTGTCTTCATAGACAGTATCTCGAGGAAGATAAAACACGTCTTGCCCATAGATTTTGAGAGACTCAATAACGATATCTTCGTATAGGTTTTGCTCAGACCTTACGTTGTCTCTAATGTATAAATTTCGAGCCATTTATTACCCCACAAAGAAATCAGCTGGCATTTCGTGTTCTAGTCTAATCCTTTCTCTGAGATCCTGAATTTCGCCGGTCGCATCATCAAAAAGTTGTCTACCATTTAGAATAACACCGCCGGGAAGTTGCATTCCCTCAAATTTCATTAGATTCATACCCCATTGTTGCTTAATCAGCGCAGTTGTATATTCTTTTAGCCACATGTCGTTATAAACCGATGTGTGAGTATTTGGAGCCACAGTATAATAGACTTCGGCTACAAGATAATCTCCAGCCGTAATATCTAAGTCTTCAATATGGCCATGAATATAAATTCTGTTTTGTTTACGAGAAAAATCAACCATCGCTTGGCCATTGAGTGTTTGGTCAAGAAGAGAAAGATATTGTTGGATTTGTTCGTAATAAGCAATATCACCAGCAAACTGAGACATATCAGTTAATTCTGATAAGTGCATTTGGTATCGAAGATTGAATAAGCTTTTCGATGATGTAGTACTTGAGATAAATGGAAACACTCTAGAAACAAAGTGAACATCATTAGTAACTTCGACATACTTATTCGTAATATCAGTAGATGTTAATTGATGTTGCAAATATCCACGATAAGTCGCATCAGAATGAAACTCTTGATAATACTGTATTGCTTCGTCAACTCTATCTTCAACTTGATCTTCATCAACGTTGATCTCGATAACTGGGTCACCGAGTCGGCGCTTACAGTAATCGATCAGAGTTGTCCTAGAGTTAGGATTAGCCATTAGCTACCGGCTCCAATTACTGTCTTGAGTACAGTTCCAGAAGTATTCTTAATTGTCAAAGTAGAAGCACTGGCCAGTTGAGTTGAACTAATTGATCCAGCTGTTATTGAAATCGTATGAGCGATACCTTCACCAGAAGTTGCTCCACTTGAAGTAATGCCTGTTCCACCAGTAATCGTACCAACATAGTTACCAGTTGTATCAGTTCCAAGAGCAACACTATTTGCTTGTATTGTGGTGCTAATACTGATACCCGCAGTACCATCAAAGTCTGCAGTACCAACAACATCGCCACTGAGAGCAATTGCTCTAGCGGTTGCTAATGCTGTTGCAGTAGCAGCGTTACCAGTTGCAGAACCAGCCGAACCAGATACGTTACCTGTTACGTTACCAACAAGATTGGCTATTAAGGATCCTGTTGTAACTGTCATATTGCCAGTTGAAGCACCGGTCGCAGTGGTTGTACCTATCTTAAACTTGTCTTCTGACTCATCCCAAATTAATGCTGCGTTATCTCCAGTTGAACCACGTTCAAATACAAATCCAAGATCGTTGGCATTCGAACCTGCACCTGTATTCAATTCAATCAAAGGATCAGCAATTAAACTATTTGTTGCATTAACTGTTGTAGTTGTTCCGTTAACTGTAAGGTTACCACCAAGAACTACGTTACCTGAAGAGTATAAACCAGCAAATGTTACTGAGTCAGTTGTTCCTACAGCCTGACCAATAGAAAGTGTACCGCTGGCAGAATCGATACCCACTCCAGTGCCTGCTTGCATGGTTGACATAACATTAGCTTGTGTTATTCCAGTCAATGTAAATTGACCTCGGGCTGAATCGTAAGCTAAACTTCCTAATCCAGTACCAGTTGCAACATTTAGATGTGCTCTTGCTTCAGCAGCGCTTGGTCCGGTGTATGTAAATTTACCTGAGGCAGAATCAAAGGCAAAAGAACCATCACCACCAGCATCTGTTACTTGAAGATGACTTCGTGTCCGAGCAGCTGTAGTAAAGAGATTAGTTGAACCTTCAGCAAGATCATCAGTTCCTAATGTGCCGAGTGTTGCGGCTGTAATACCTGCGGTTGATCCTGTGCTATCTTGTATCGATAACTTATTTCCATCAGCACGTAACTTAACACCACCAAGGTGAATAGTGCCAGACGATAAGTAAATATCTCTAAATTTTAGAGATGAAGTACCAATGTCATACGATGAATCTGTATCTGGTGTAATATGACCACCGACTTGTAAAGCGTTTCCGCTAATATCAATTCGATCACCATTTGAAATCTCTCTAATCTGAGAGCCTTCAATCACGAGTGGAATACGATCTGCCATTTTTTGATTCCTTTAAGTTACCTTTGTTCTATTTATACATTAAAGACCGATAGTAAAAGCTGAACTATCTTCGAGCAATACTTGTATGGTATTACCAAACCCAATAGGAGCACCAGATACAACTGTTGCTGCCTGTGTAATTACAACTTCTGTTACATTTGAGTCTCTATCTTTAATATTAAGAAGAAGACCAGTTGCGCCTTGACGAGCTCCAACGTATGCTGAGTCAATCAGAGTTGTGACAAAATCTCTAGTCAAAAGCGTACCAGACGAATCTGGTAAAAGAAGCGCATGATTGCTTGTATAAGAACCAGGTGCGACACTTTGTGTATACGAATCTGTGCTAAAGATTATTTTTTCTTGTGGACCTAATACAAATCCCGTGTTATCAATAGTTGCTTTAAGATGATTGAAACCATTTTGAGCGATTAAAAACCTTAGTGAACCGTCTTCAGTATTAGCGGTAGGATCAGCAATCATTGATTCAATTGCAGCATAATCTAAGTTTGAATCTGCAGAATTTCTACCTCTAAAGGTAATTTTTGCAAGGTCATCATTTGCCTGAGGAGAAGCACTATTTCTATCAAGAAGTACGTTCGGACCAAAATCAGGGCCACCATCAACGTTTGTTATGCTAAACTGAGATGCAGTAAGAACAGTCGCTCGAGCTGCTACCCATGATGAATCAACAAATTCATCTTTTAATGATAAGTCACCAGATATATCAGTGTTGCCGTTGACGAATAAATCGCCAGCTGTAACATTCACATGAGCGCTACTAATATCAACACTACTAGGTGTGATACGAGCAACAGCTTTCAGCTGAGACGAATCAATTACCGAAAGTTCTAGAATTCCTTCTTCTTGACCATTAGTAGCATCGCCAATAACGCCTCTAATGTTGGCGTATACTTCAGCATTACCAGCGCTGTCGTGACCTTTGAAAGCAATTTCACCTAATATATCAGAATCTGATGGTGAGCTATTATCTTTAAAGAGAGTAAGAGTTGGTGCTGCTGTAGAACCACTAACAGTTTCGGTGATTGTAATATCACCTTCAAAATTCTTAGCTAATGACGTTACCCAATCAGAATCAACTGTTACACCATTAATTGCTAATGTAGTAAACGTACCAGAATCAACCGTTAATTGACTGATTTGCCCAGTACCATAATTCAAAGTAGTACCAGATATATCAATAACTTTGGCTGAATCTGAAAGAACTTGAGCGTAATTTAATGCAGTACCAGATAGATTCGTAATCTGTGCTGAATCGAATCCGTTAATCGTTGTTACAAATGATCCACCATCAGCGGTGTTAATTGTGAGCTGCTCGTTTCCAGAATCCCATGAAACTCCTGAAACACCGGCAACTGCAATCTCGCCAATACTATCAATGAAACCTGAAGCATTCACAGTCATTACGGGAATGAGTGTAGCACTACCATAAGTACCTGAATCGACTGTAGCAGCTCTAGTAATTGTCTGGGTGGATAATCCTGTAATATTTAAGTTGACAAACGTTGCAGAGTCTGCATTAACATGACCATCAATATCAACTGCTCTATTGAAATTAATCAAATCGCCAGTTGATACATACTTCATTTCAGGCGGAGTTGTGATATTCGCTCCACCCATAGTGAAACCAGCACCGTTTAGCGCAGTTAAATCAGCAGCGGAATCTGCTACGACAATATTTTTATCGTTTATAGTTACAGTTGTCGAATTAACAGTTGTGGTTGTACCTTGTACAGTAAGGTTTCCAGTAACATAAAGAGATCCGTCAACATTTGTTGAATCTAGATTTGATACTCCATTGACTGTTAAACCATCCGCAGTAGCACTTGTAAAGTTACCAGTTCCATAATTTAATGAAGTACCTGAGATATTAGTAACAACACCAGAATCTGCAGTAAGATTAGGAGTAGTAATAATTGCCAATCTAGCTGAATCTGAAGTGAGTTGACTTACATGACCAGCGCCATAATTCAGATTTGTACCAGAGATATTAGTTACAACGCCTGAATCTGCATCAAGAGAATTTGTTCTTAAAGTGTTGTTGTCAATAACACCAATATGAGCAGAATCAACAGAGAGCTGACTGATAGTACCAGTTGTCGCATTAATTGTAGCATAATTCGCAGAGGTACCAGATACATTTGTAATTGAAGCGGAATCTGCCTGAAGGTTATTGAACCCATTGACGGTTGCAACAAATGATCCACCATCTGCAGTTGATATTGTAAGTTGTTCAACACTTGAATCCCAAGATACTCCAGTCACTCCAGCAACTAAGACTTCACCAACAGAATCTAATTGACCTTGAGCATTGACAGTAAAGACCGGAATAAGAGTTGATGAACCATAAGTTCCAGCACCTACACCGGTGTTTGTAATACTAATTGTTTGAGTGGAAGAATCATAAGTGATACCAGTTCCACCAGCAACAGCTAGACTGAGATCAGATTCAAAGTTTGCTTGAGTATAAACTTGCTCAACATCAAAGCTAAATACGCCAGTCGAAGAATCATATGATAGATCACCTTGAGCCGAGAAATGCGCTCTGACTTCTGCAGCACTTGGTCCGCGATAAGTGAATACCCCATTTGTTGAATCGTATGAGAAAGCACCATCACCGCCAGAATCAATAGACGAGAAGTAACTACGAATAGTGGCTGTTGATACATCATCACCAAGAGCAGAATCAAATCGAGCTCTTGTATAATATAAATTATTACTACCTTCTGCTAGATCATTTGTGGTATTACCTGTAAGATCGTATGCAGCTACAACACCGGCTGAATCTGTAACAGCAAATGTTCCACCTTGATCTCCAAGGTTTAAACCACCAAGAACAATAGTATTACCAGAAAGATATAGTTTACGCCACTTATTAGTTGGACTACCAAGATCTAATTGGCTATCATAGTATGGAATTATACTTGTAGTCCAATTCTTAAGCTCAGAATCAAGTAACGATAATGTTCTTTCGGAATCAAGAGAATTTTGTTCAACGTATGCTGAATCAACAAAGACACGATCAACGTCCTGTCCCATCACAAAAGCAACGTAGTTAGAATCGATTATAGATTTAAGATCGGAAGAATCAAGAGCAAGCGAAAGTGACCGGCCGGTAGAATCAAAAACTTTGTTAATACCGTGACCAGCAATTAAATCACCTGCTTGGAAAAGATTAGTGCTTGCGTCATTTATTAGTATTTGACCAGCAGCCCTCGATTGCGCAGATACAACACCGGATGCTGCCTGATTGACACTTGCAATAGGGCGCCCAATCGATATACGTTTTACGTATGTCCGTCTAGTGCTGGCCATATTCGATCCTTATGTTACAGATGGCGTAACCTGGATCCGGCCTTCAAGAATTCTTTCTGTAATTGTAGTCGAGCTACTATCGACAAAAGAAAGTTCTACATCATATACATACCGGCCTTTGTTTAACGCCGAGGTTTGAGTGCTAGTGAGGCTGAGGTTAACAACTCCGGAAGTAGATGGAGTTGAAACGATAGAAGTGAAGTTGGTTGCTTCCCCAGAACTATCGCTATAACTTTTCTTCATTGAAGCTGTTACGGTATGGCCAACCAAGTCTTTTTTCGCGCCTGTGTGATCTACGAGCTCTAGCTCAATAGCCACATCGCTGCCTTGGTCAATTGTGAATTCTTCGTACTCAGCCATGAACTACTCCAATGAGTTCCTTGTCGGTCTTGCGACCCTGCCTCTATACGGTTATTTATACAATTTTCTTCTTTGGGATCTTAGAATCTGCAGAAGAAACACATGTTTTTGTGATACACGGCATTGGTTTATCGAATAATTTAAACCCAGATTGAATATAACCAAGTGGCTCATCATTACACGAGTAAGATCTTTTTATAGATCCGTCCGGTTCTCTGATTATAATAGATCTATATCCGGATTCACAATTCCAACCTTCAAATTTATTAAACTCGAATGTGTTGAACCGTTCAGCTTGATCCATATAATATTTTTGTCCTTTTGAATCTTCAAGTTCAACTTGCATATGTTGTGGAACACCAGTTGTTTCATAACGAAGATCTAATTCGACGTTCGGTCTCGGTCTGGTAATTTGTTTTTTGATGTCGGTAAATCCTCTTTGAGGCATGCCGTTACGTAATTTTTCAAGCATTGATTCAGTATATCCATCAACAATAAAACTGGCAGTAGGATCAGACTGAGGTTTAAGAGTAACATTGATACCTCTTTCGTGGAAATATAGTGCGTCTTCCCAACACTGCTCAAATTTGTCTGGTAGCATCACTTGGTTAATAGTTACTTGGATGTCTTGTGATTGGCAGTATTCAAGCTTGTCAGCGAACTCTGCAACTTTTTCTTGGGTATTAACATGTTCTCTATGGCATGAAGCTGTGATACTTGATCGATTAAACCGCGAACATATTTTAGCATATTCTTCAAACCACTTCATCTTACGAGAAATATTAGAAGTCATATGGACTGAATGATAGTTACAGTTAGGAACATCATCAGCAAGGTATTCCATAATTTCTAAATATTGTGGATGGAACGTAGGTTCACCGCCACTAAAACTAAAATGAAAAGAATTATATTCATTCTTGCGAGATTGTCTTTTAATCTCGTCAATTGTCATAAGAATCAAATCAATTGGCCTATGGTCTTTTTCACGACTTGATGCGTATGGCCAACAATATGAACAAGAATAATTACAGAATCGACCGAGCAACCAACTCACTGTAAACAAGTCACGATACATCATCGTGCGTTGGCCGACACTTACAATATCATTAAAAGGTATTTTTGTGAAGTCGTATTGACTCCATTTCAAATCATTCATAGACAAAACTCGGTTCTGATGTAGATCTTTCTTCGTATAGTTCTATATATTTGTTTACAAAACTGTTAGCAATTAACATATGCCCTTGTGTATTTGGGTGTTTTTCTTGTGGTGTAATGTAATATTTTTCGTAGAGATCAAAACAACTAGAACCCGGTTCAAAGAAATTTGGATGTCCTACGATATTTTTAAATTTTTGAATCTTCTGATAATATTGATTGTTTTGGCAAGCATCAAAGACTTGTTTTCTCAATTGAAAATTGATTTGCTTTTTCAATAACCATTCAATGCCAGCAAGAGTATGAAGAGCACGGTGATGAAGAATAGGAATATCTCTTGTTTTACAGTAGTGATCAAGCATGTAAATATTTCGAAGAGAAACATTCGCAATTTTTGTCCAGAATTCTTCCTTTGTTAATTGAAGATGCATCGGAGCATCCTGATCATAAACGTGTAACCAAAAAAGATCTCTAAATCTTTCTTGAATATCTTCTTTGAGCGGACCAATAGGCGGTACCAACATTGGAGTATGAACACCAAATGTAAATTGACCGATCGGTAAATCAAATGGCACCATTCGGATTGCCTGCGACCAAAGAGCCATAACGACAATATCACGATTTTTGTTTTCTTCGATAGCATCTAATGTCTGACCGTAAATATAATCGTTTCCAGCTCCACCTTCTGATACGTTAATTAAATCCATGTCAAGAAATTCTGCTACCATTTCAGGCCAGATCTTATCGATCCCAGCAACGTGATAGCATTCTTCGTTCGGATTAGACCAACTACATCCGCCAACAATTAATAGTTTGCGCATTTTATAAATTCCTTAGCAATTATTTCATGACCAGTTTGAGTTGGATGGTTACATTCCATCACATGACCGTGCTTACTCAAAGCCCAGATTAATCCTTCTTCCCAATCACTTAATTCAAAATCTAACTTTTCTTTACAAACACTATTCAATCTATTTAGCCTTTTTATATTGAGTGTTTTTTGCTTTAGATCATGATCTTGAATCCAAGGAGAAAACATTCCTGGAATGCTACGAGTCACTGAAAGCCCAGACTTAAATATACTACGAATACCTAAGCTGTCAAGAAAAAGTTTTAATCTTCTCATAGATCTGAGATTGAAGTGTAAAATCTTTTCATCAAGATGATACACATCATCGGTATCTTGAAATTTGAATTTAAGTATTTGTTCTAGTATATACGTATGTTTAGTCTGTAAATCATATGGCTGATTATAATCTGCAGACTTTGGCAAATATTCTCTTGTTTCAATCCATTTATTATAGCTTAAATTATTATTTTCAATAAAAAGAATATCTTCCCACTTTTCAATATCCATTCCCGGAAAATTTGTTAGAAATTTAGAAGTCTGAAATTCGTTGAATTGTCTTTTGTCGTTTGTAAATATAATATTAAAAAGATCAAACGGTGATTGCCTGATCGATTGAGACCATAAAACCATCACGACAATATCTCTGTCTTGATTCTCTACAACAGCGTCATAAACTCTATTCTCTATTGACTCATTAGAACGTCCCATTTGAGCAACGTTTAGCAAGTCCCAATCCATTTTGTCCGCGACAGAATGTGGCCATGAAAAAATGTTGTTCTTTACGTTTTCTGTATACGTAGAATCTGTATTACTGTCTCCGCCTACAATAAGGAGTTTACGCATTCGATAAACTCATCAGCTATAAGGTTCTGTCCTTTTTGATTAGGGTGACCGCAGTCAAGTAAATATCCTTGTTCTCTCTTATTAAAATCGCACCAACCATTTTGCCAATCTTTGCGAGACATTCCCATTTCTTTAATACGTGGATGTTTACTACAATGCCGTTGAAGACCTTCTTTTCTTCTCATCATCATTGCTTTTTCTTTAATGTCTAATGGATCATCTTTCCAATGAGGATACGACCAAGGCATAGTTTCTGTCATTGATAAACTATACTTATGAACGGTTGGTATTTTTAGTGAATCGAGAAAACCTTTTAGACGAACCATAGATCTGAGACTGAAGTCTACCATCTGTGCATCGACTTCTAACATCCTGTCGTCGTTATATGCTAATGACAATAAATGTCTTTTCATAATATCTTGAATTAGATACATGTATTTGAGATGTTGGTCAAATGGTTCTTTTGCCCAATTGTTTGGAAAGTAACTTCTGTCTTTCAACCAAGCTAAAAAGCTCCAATCATCAAGCTGGTCAAATCTTCGACAAAATTCAACATGATCGATTTCTGGATACTTCTTTTCAACACCAGACCAAAGAGTATATCTGTCTCGTGTACCGTGTAATTGATAATGATCTAGATCCCACCATGTGCCTCTACACGGTTCTGTCCAGAACATCATTACAACAATGTCTCTATCTTGATTCTCTAAAACAGCGTCATACACAGAATTTTCAATACTATCATTAGATGAACCAGCAATTCCAAGATTTAATAGATCCCAGTCCATATCTTGTGCTACAATTGTTGGCCAAACGATAATTGACTTTTCAGTATAGGCCCAATATTTCTGCGTAGTATTACTACATCCGCCAGTGATAAGAAGTTTTTTAGTCATAGATGAATACCGGTGGTTCGTGTGCTTTTAAATACTTTCCTAGAAAAGCATCAGCAATGATTTCGTGTCCTGCCTGATTTGGGTGTCGACACTCTAAAAATATTCCGGTGTCTAGAAAAGATTGAGGATCAGTTTCTCTTGGATGCTGCGGTAAACCTTCTTCAAGTTCTTTCATAGTGATACCAGAATTCTGAAAGTAAAAATCTTTTAAAATGTTTTTTCTCAGCATTCCATAGTGAATAGCTCGTTTTTCTCTGTCTCCACCATCAGCTATCTGCATGATTTGATAGAGGCTGCTAATACCTATCTTTGCAAAAAACTCAAAGCCTAGATCCTCAACAAATTTCTTAGTTCTCCACATGATTCTAAATTGATTTCTTGCTATCATAATATCTTTTTCACTCATAGTCATACCCACATGTGGATTCATATTTTCAGATGGAGGCTTAGGAATTGTATCAAGAACTCTGCTATTTGTTGATACCCATTTTGTACAAAAATCATATAGATTAATTCTAGAAAACTCTGACCAAAGCACCATGACAATTGGATCTCGATCTTGATTTTCCATCACTGCATCGATAACCGCATTTGAAATATAGTCTTGTCCTGCTCCACCTCTGCCAACATTTAAAATATCAAATCCTACTCCATCAGCAATAATATTCGGCCAAGGAAGGATATTTTTTTCTAAATAGAACGTTGGTTCTGTAAAGCTGCATCCTGCAGTGATAAGAAGTCTTTTGCTATCCATTCATGCCCTCTTTGATTTGGATGGCCATCAACAGGTTCTCCATTCGTTCCATCGTTAATCCACATCTGTGGCATATTACCAATTTTAAATCCATTACGCCAATCACGATAATCAATGTACCATCTACTCTTCGGTACTGCTTGAAGAAGTTTATGCTGCCTCTCGAGCTGATTCATTTTTATTTCTAGATCGGTGTATTGGCCTTCATAATGATACATGCCGGTGTACGTGATAGAATTAACTAATGAATATGCTTGTCTATGATATATAGGTATTCTTAACGTCCTACAAAGATGATCAATAGTCCATATAGATCTTAAATTATGATTTAAGGTTTTTTCATCAATATAAAACCAATCATCACTATATGGCCAAACAGCATCTTCAAACGATGCATCGGCTTCTCCCGGAACAGGTCCATCAGGTCCGGGTTCTAATTTTCGTTTTTCATGATATGCTAGCGTTTCTCTTTGATGCCATAACGTACCGACGTCGAATAGATTGCACCTATCACCGGATGTCCACAAGATCATAACTACAATATCACGATCTTTATTATCCATCACAGCATCCATTAAGGCACCGCTGATATAGTCATTTCCCATGCCTTTTTTAGCAACATTTATTAAATCACAGTTTAATTGACTAGCTACGAGTTCTGGCCACGTCTTGATATTACGGCTTTTATAAACACTATAGTTGCTATCTGAGTGGCTACATCCGCCGGTAATTAAAAGACGTTTACGTTGTATTTTTTCATCCATTCTTCTGCGTGTTCCCAACTATCAACCATTGGTTCTCCTTTAATATTGAGACTTGTATTCAATAACATCGGACAACCAGTAATATCAGTAAATTCTTCAAGGATCTTTCGAATCTGAGATCCATAAGTCTTTTGTCTGACTATTTGTACTCTTGCCGTCCCATCCACATGAGTGACGGACTTATAATCATGTTTAGCTTTTGCCACAAATTGCATGTATTCATTCATTGGTCCTTCAAAAAACTGCTCGGCACATTCTTCCAAGATGGCCGGTGCAAAGGGTCTAAATTTTTGTCTTCTTTTGATTTCGTTGACCGTGTCTTTAACATCGCGACGGGGGTCAGCAAGAAGGCTACGATTACCAAGGGCGCGAGGGCCAAACTCAGCACGACCGTTAGCCACGCCACACACACCGTGCTCAGCAATATATCGAGCAATCTCACGAGGATTAATTTCATTTTCGATATTAGTTCCAAGATAAGGTCCCTCCCAATCTAATTTATCTTCGTAAAAAGCAGCTACTGCTCCAAGAGATGAACCGGCATATCCGGGATTTGGCATGATCCATATATTCTTTCCTTCGATTCTAGAATTGGCTACACAATTCAAAGCGCAGCCACCCATCAGTACTAGATTTTCGTGATGGCAATACTCTTTAACAAGATTCAATAATTGCTTTTCATAGAATACTTGAATTGATGCAGCAATATCTTCTGGTCTTCCGTTAGGCAGTTCAATTCCTTTATGACAATTGGTATCCATAAGATAGTCGAAGTCATATAGTGGTTCGCCATAGGCAGCTAAACCCATGACAATATATTCTTCTTCCATAGGCTTATAACCAAGAGCAGCAGTCACGGCAGAATACGCTAGACCAATACTTTTTGGGTATTTCATTTCCCATGTTTTGGTCAACACTCGATCTCGCATAGTGTATGCAGCGCCAGTCTCCATTTCACCAATAGCATCGACACAAAGAATATCACAGTCTTCAAATGAAGAAGTAGACCAGCCAGCCCATGCATGAGTGTCGTAGTGGTTATAGTCAGTATCTGTTTCGATATTTTCTTGTTGATGTTCTTGACCAGCAATTGCGTTTCGACTACGAACACGATACTTATTCTCGTGTCCTACAACAATGTCAGCTTCTGGAAGAAGATCTTTGTTTAACCACTTATCATTTTTTACTCGAGTATGTCTCTCAACATGATGAGCTTCTACAATTGTAGCTGCTTCAACCAATGTCCATGCTGCGTCGTGTGAACCTTCACTAATACCTAAAATCCGCATAGTCTGTCATCCCAATGTTTTTTATCAAAAGCAAGCCGAGCTTCTGTTACAGCGCCATAGTGTATAAAGTACGCCGGTTGTTTCCAGTCATGATACTCTTCACCGTTTCGATTCCATTCCCATTTGAGTCCAGTCACACCAATATCGTATTCCATCCAACAACTCTGAATAAAATGTTCGTCATGCCACATTAAATCTCTTTTTGTGTTTAACTGAAGAAGTTCGTTTAACATAGGTTGGACTAACTCAATAGTTTGTTTATCCCATAAAACAACACCACCGTTTATTCGTGACATTAAACCTAAATGTTTTGGCGAACCTCTAAGAGCAAGCTGTGAATGCCGATATTCATTAAATATATCTATCTCTGTATCTGGTGGAATAATTATGTCTGTGTCAAGAGCTAAGACTTTGTCATATCCTGTTTCCATAAGACATTGAAGCTTTTCAGAATGTACACTTGGTAAATGGTTAAATTTTCTATTTGAGACAAACTTATAATCAGCACCTATTCGTTGAGCATAATTTGAAACAGTACGAATAGAATACGGAACAATCTGCACCCCGAGTGTATCTCGTTCATCACCATGAAACAAAGGCTGTTCTTTAAAGAATTGAAAAATTAACTTTTTCATTATCGTACTCTTCACATTTCTTGCAAGCTTCTAGAGGTTCATCGAATAATTCAGCAAAGAAACTACTTTGAAGAATGTTGTCGTATTCATCTGAATGCAAATTATTTTCAAGCTTTAACATGCTTAATTCTTCAAACATTTTTGTATCTTTTTGAGTGGCTATCGAAGGCATGTAACAACATTGCCATATATTACCCCACGCATCAAGTTGAGCTCGTCTTTTATTTCTCCAACGACACGGGTGGTTATCTTCGTAGTCTTCAGGATATTCTAGACTTCTTGAACTCCAATTATACGATTCATCGAGCGGAATTCTTTTTGCAACGCTTTCTGAAAAGTTTTTATATTTCTTTTGATATATTTCTTCGTTGTATGATTCAACCATTACGAATGATTCGAATCCAATATCGCGAGCTAATTGACTTGCAGTTTCAATTTCATGCTTATTGTGTTCGAACATAATATACTTCCATCTGGCTCTTCCTCCAGCTTGAATAAATGCTTCTGCATTATCTAAAACTTTTTCAGTGTCGACTCCACGTCTGTATAAATGATTTGTGGATAGACCATCGATTGCGAAGCTAACTCTTGCTGTGAATTTACTGAGTGTTTTAGCCAGCAGCTGCCACCATCCTTTATTTCTTGTGCCACCATTGGTTGAAATATCAATGACAACGTGCTCAGGAATAGAATCAATAAATTGAATACCATCAGGGTGCATTGTAAAATCGCCATAAGCTCCATTAAAATATACTACTTCAATATCACTAAAGTTTATTTTTCTGAAGATGTTAAGTGGAAGATGTACTAGATCAACACACGTTTCTCCTCCATCAATATTTCGTATACATCCACCACAATGGCTATTACAATACGTAGTAATATCAGCTTGTAATTGAGCTACTTTCATGTCCATTGCGCTAAGAAGGGATCAAATCCTACATTACATTTTGTTCCACACGTTTTCATTCGCCCTTGACCAACACCATGAATATCCCAACTATTCTTAACTGTTGCAAAGAAGTCACCTTCCATAATGTTTTCAAGTGGAGTATAGTGAACGTTAATCTTTTCAAAACCTCCAGTTGACATAATCACTTTATATTCTTGTGAGTCTTCAACTGGTCTCCACCATTTATAGACTTGGCCAGCTAACCAGCAACATGGAAAGACTAAACCTTCAGCCGAAACATAGATCTCATTTTTCTGCATACACTTAGGTTTGATCTCAGCAACATCAATAAAGTTGTCCATTGAACCAAACTTTTCTACGATCTTATCATAGTCCTCGTCAATAGCTTTATTTCTATATTTTGGATTCTTTGGAGGAGATAATCGCATAGAGTCTTGGCCACGAAAAACAGCTTGATGATCATCTTTCTTTTGTAGATTAGCTGTGTTAATGTATCGGCCTGACTTTTTAACTATAAAGTCTTTTACACCAATAATCTTAGAAAACATACGAGCTTGTTCAATTTGGTGTTCGTTATAGTTGAATACAAGAAATGTCCATTTAGCATGACCACCAGCATCACAGAAGGCAGACATGTTTTCTTCAACATGATCCCACTTTACACCTTGGCGATAGAAGTGATTTGTATCTTGTAAGCCATCAACCGAAAAGTTGACAAAGTCTACAATAGGGGCTAGTCGTTCCCACCATTCAGGTTTACGAGCACCACCATTAGTAGTAACAAACATATGAATATCAGGACTACACTCACGTACATACTCCGCTATCTCTAACATTTCTGGAGCAAAGATTGGATCACCATGATTACCGCAGAAATAAAATGTTTCAAGTTGTGCCAAGAACTCTGGTGAAAAGGCTTTCTGAAAACCTTCCAAAGTCATTGACTCGTCTTTTAAATGTTGATTGACTTCTCCGCCATTCTTATTCCTATCACACATAGGACAAGAAGCCTGACACATTTGAGTTGGTTCGAAGTGTATCATTTTCACGTTATACATATTGCAGTTTTACCGTATCTTGTTTCATATTACATTTAGCCGAACAAACAAACGGCTTATCATCAGTATCCCATCGTTCAAAAATATTTTCAAACCATTCTACAGCTTTATTTATTCCGACTTCTTTAGCATTATTCTCTACAACTAAAGATCGGATATCCAACCTTTCTTCCAAAGAAATATTTTGACTCGATACAGCCGACGTATGAGCCCAGCAACACGGAAAGACGTGTCCTGTAGCAGCCACGTAAATTTCTCTGTTTTTGACGCATTTCGGAGATATGGCAACATGTTCTCTGTCCTTTAAAGGGTTGTTCACTACTTCACTTTGGTATTTCTCTTGCTTTGGCGGCTTTAAGACTTCTCGCTGTTTTCCTCGCCAGTAAGTCTGCCATGCTGGTCTTTCTTTGTCATAACGATTCGTGGTTTTTGGACGGAATTCCACAAATCCAAGTTCTTTTGATAATTGTTCTGCCAATTCGATTTGATGTTCGTTGTGTTCAAAGACCAGATAGTCCCATTTTGCTTTTCCACCGGCATTGATAAACTCCTTCACATTGTTAATTATATTATACCATATTACGCCTTTTCTGTAAACCCCATTTGTGTCTTCAAGCCCATCTATTGAGAATGTAACATGACTTGTTAGATTTGCTAGGTTCTTCCAAAACTCTGGCTTACGAGCTCCACCATTTGTATTCATAGACAGATAGATGTTTGGATTGGCTTCACGAAAATATTCAAAGATCTCGAGACAGTCAGGTGCTAACATCGGATCGCCGAGGTTACCACACATGTACATTTCATCTAGTTGTTGAATAAATTCTTTTGAAAAGATATTTTTTACATCTTGAATAGAAAGCGATGTGTTGTTTACACGATGATTCAACTCACCATCAAGCGTTACTCGGTCACACATTGGACACATTGCTTGACAAAGTTGAGTTGGTTCTAGGTGTACTTTTTTAATACTGTACATAGCATTTCATACAATGGTGTATCTTGTGGATCTGTTAAATGATAAAAATAAGCTTCAGGATCTTTCTTTATCTCTGTGTCTGGAATGTAATTGAACGGTCTTGGCATCGTTGGATTAAAATCTTCTGGATTCTCAATTAAATATTTTAAAATATGAACCTGATCACTATAGTGTATTTCATGCGATGTTACCATTTCGTAGTTGTCGTCTCTATTTGAAATAAACCAATCATTTATTTTTTTAGCAGTCTTTTTATCTAACTTTACTACTCCGGAATTAGTAAACATTATTTTAGATTGCCCAAGAGATTCTTGTATTTTTTTAAGACTTTTTCCATTCAAGAAATGATTATCTGCGCTCATGTTAAGCGCATAACAAAAATATCCAGTATTGTCTAGTGGAAATGGATGTTCGTCATTAACAACATATACGTCAGTATCAACTACAATAATATCATCGTATTTTTCTGAAAGATCTCCTAACCAATATAACCATTCAGAAGTAAAGTCTCTGTCATAGTATGGCTTATCATCTGGTGAGTTCGGATGAGGATCTGTAATTAAACAATAGTCATAACCATGTTTGTCTGCGTAATCTCTCACAGATTCAATACACGTGTCAATTACAAACTGAGTCTCTATCTTTAACCTAATATCAGGAACTCGAGGATTTTCTTTTTTATGATCAAACTCGAACTGAAATATAACTGTCTTATTTTTCTCCATGCTTATTAAATGCCCAGTCTCTTTCCATACACCACCAGCATTCTCCACACTCTTCTGAGAAACCTTTTGTCATATAATCCCATCCTTCACACGACCGAGTCAATGGAAGCAAGGTATTAGTTAAGTCATGTCTCCAGTATAGCTCTGCAATATGACCTTTGTGGTGTTGGACAAAAGGACAGCAGTGTAATATATTTCTAGCTTCATCGTCATCAACTTGAGGTTTTGATTCTCTGCATGTCCAATCACGATGTTTTTCTCGGCATTCCCAAACTTCTTCACCGAACACGTCCGATGATCCCCAGTGTTTTTGGCCAATCTCTTCAGGTGGATTCGCAGTTACACCATTAAAAACTTGAGTATATTCGCCAATTTGTTTTACCGTATCATCAATTAGATTTTCTTGGTAATCGACATAATTGTTCGCATTCTTACTATTTGGTTTACCACCCGGATCTAAGCACATCATTGATTGTATAGGAGCAAACCTTACGTTAGCATATTTCCAGTGATCTTGCATCCAGTCATAGACTTGTTGAGCGTGATAATTTTGCCAATTACGTACACCATGAACTACCGTAATTGGCCAAACAGTCAAAGGCTTTTTTACCTTAGTCCACTCATCGCAAATCATCCATAAGAGTAAAGCGCTATCGGCTCCACCTGACAATCTTATTATTACATTTTCTGTTTGTACTGGAATCTTAATCATAGACATATATAGGCCTCTCAAATTTTTTCACGTTTAATGGTTCTACTTCTCTAGAAATAACAAAATTGTGTATGATATTTCCTAAATGCTCATGACCTTTAGCATTAGGGTGATGATCGTTTTTACTCACCATTAAATCTTGTTGTTTAACATAGTGGTGAGCATCCCAAGAAAAGCCAATATATTTTTTGCTTTCCAATAGTTTATTATACCATACACTTTCATTCTTAATTCTTGTAGATCCTTTTTCTATTTCTTTAATTTCAGACTCAAACTCATAAGTATGTTTTGAATGTGACGTCATTGCTCCAATAAAAGTCTCATCTGGCAGCGGAGTTATACTAGAAAAATGATAAAATTCTATTCCTCTTAAAGCACAATATTCTTCTAGAAGATACATAGTTCGTAGTGTATAATCTACTACTTTAAAGTAGATATCAGATAAAGTGGTATCTCTTTCTCTTGACTCATCAATAGATTGAGATATTGTACTAGTAAGTTGTAGAGTTCGACTAAGATATTTTCGCATATCTGTAACGTTAACACCTTTATCTTTTACTTTCGATTCAAATCTTTGAATGAGCTCTTCTTCGCCTTCCAACATTCCGCTTGTAACATCAAACAAATTAATGCGTAAAACGTCAGACCAGTTAGCAATGACTACAATATCTCTATCACTGTACTTTTCAATTGCGTCAATTGCTTTATTGAAAATGTAATAATTAGACGCTCCACCTTTCCCTAGATTAATGTGATCCCAGTCTGCCAATTCTGCAACATATTCTGGCCAGACCTTAGGAATGAACGAATATAATTTTGGATCAGTAAAACTATCACCTACTGCAATAAGTAATTTTTTAGTAGACATAATCGAAAATCTTTGGAGCTAATTCACTCGCATCCCTATTATAAAGTTGATCTTGTAGTTTGACAATTTCTTTGAATGTTTCTTCTGGAATTGTTCTCTTGCCTTGAAGTCTCATTTCAAATTCACGAGTAAAATCGTTATAAGATAAGTTTTGTAGAATCTCTTTCTTTGTGTCTTCTGCTAAGTTCACAATATCAAGTCCTTCAGGCCAATGTACAAAAGTGGTTCTATACTTGACTTCAACTCCATAGTGTCTTTCTAAATCTTCTTTGAGATGAAATAAATCATTACTAATTTCATTCATATAAAAAGCATGATAAGCTGTGGTAGTACAAACTAAAAGAAGCTTTTCAACTTTGTCTGTTCTATTCAACATATCATGAATATTTTCTATGACAGTTTCATAGTCACCGCCTTGTCTAAAGTAATTAAATAGATCTCCGGTTCCGTCCATACTGACAGTAATATCAGCTCGGTTGAAGTGTTCCCATAATTTAACAATGTCATAATTCTTAAATTTAGTAATTGACATGTTTGTATTGTAAACAAGAGTGATTTTGCTCGTATCAATCTTTGGATCTGCAATCATTCTTTCAAGAAACCGATACATCTCAACATGAAAGAACGGCTCACCACCAGAGAATTCAATACGTTCTACTGTTGGTAATACATTTTCAAAGAGATGGTCAATAACTTCAGGTGTTGGAATATCAATCTGATGATCGTGTCTTTCGATCACGTGATCGAAGTGGTGATCATCCCAAAGCTTCTGCCCTACTTTCGGGTTTTTCTTTCCGACTTTAATAAAGTTAGAGTTAGAAGCAACCGTGCAATGCCGGCATGAATAGTTGCATGCTCTGTTGAGTTTGAGCTGGAGGTCTCGGACGACGACTTCCGTGTTATTATAATCTGGTTCTGAAACCAGTAGATCTTCGGATCTTTGTCTGTACGATTTGATTCCATTTTCTTCTTGGATCCTACAATCTATACATTCGGCTGGCCATTCATCATTCATCAATTGTTCGCGTACACGTTTCCACTCTGATGAATTAACATCAGGCATTTCTGGTACACTACCAAATTGATGTCCATTATGTAGTTTGAATCTATAACACGGGGCATAACCACCGGGTTTAAAATCTAAATGGCTCCAAGCAAGTTTACATTTCATAGTCGTTCACTGTGTACATAAAATTTATTACTTTTTGTTTGTCCAGATATTTCAACAAATCCATTATCAAATAGACATTCACGTTCTACTGAATCTTTATTCATAAAATGCTCAATAAAGATAAGTGGTTTTTCTTTTGCTATTATTTTTTCACC